GAGAGAGCACATGGAAATTGCAGAAGCAATTCGTTGTATCTTTACCTGTCAGTTTCCTACAATTTCTTCTGCTCTTGATTGGAGTAGAGAAAATTGTCCTGAATGTCAAGATGCATCTTCTATTACATTGGAATAAATAATTTTACATATTATTAAAAATAATGCCAACTTATAGATTCGAAAATACAGAAACTGGTGAAATCTTTGAAAAATGGATGTACATGGCGGAAAAGCAATCTTTTCTTCAGGAAAATCCAAATATTAAACCATTAATTCCAACACAAATGAATGTTGGAGAAGTTGGTGATTTGTTAAGCAAACATGTTAGTAAAAATCCAGGATGGAATGATGTCCTGCGTAAAGTTTCAAAAGTTCCCGGTGCAAACGTAAAACCAATTTAACTATGGCAAGAAAAAGAAGGAGCAATGATAACCACTCAATTGGAGATGGTTTAGCAACTAGGCAAACAAAGAGAAAGAAACCAATTAGTAGTGAATATTTGGTTGATGTTGAACCTCTCACAGAAAATCAAAGAAAACTTTTTAAGGCATATGAAGAGGGTAAGCATTTAGTTGCTTATGGTGCTGCTGGTACAGGCAAAACCTTTATTACTCTTTATAATGCACTCAAGGATGTATTTAATGAGACAACACCATACGAGCAAATTTATGTTGTTCGTTCTCTTGTAGCAACTCGTGAGATTGGTTTTCTTCCAGGAGACCATGATGATAAGTCTGCTCTTTATCAAATTCCTTATAAGAATATGGTAAAGTATATGTTCCAGATGCCGAGTGATGCTGATTTTGAGATGCTTTATGGTAATCTCAAATCTCAAGAAACTGTAAAGTTCTGGAGTACATCATTCATTCGTGGAACAACACTTGATAATTCAATTATTATTATTGATGAAATGCAAAATCTTAATTTTCACGAATTGGATTCTATTATCACTCGTGTTGGTGAAAATAGTAGAATTTGTTTCTGTGGTGATGCAACTCAATCTGACCTGATAAAGACAAATGAAAAGAGTGGTATTGTTGATTTTATGAGTATTTTAAGAAAAATGCCGTCCTTTGAACTGGTAGAATTTGGTGTTGATGATATTGTTCGTTCAGGACTTGTGAAAGAATATATTACTGCAAAACTTGAACTTGGAATGTAATGTTTAACTATGTGGATTTAAATCTCCCTCAATTAGAGAGGGAGACGATTGATGGTGTAAGATACTATAAAGTACCAGAGAGAGATGAGTTATTACGACTTGTCTCCATTACTTCTGTAACCAGTCACAAGAACCGTCAGTTCTTTGCTAATTGGAGAAAGAAGGTAGGGGAAGACGAAGCAAATAAAATTACAAAGCAAGCAACCAGTCGTGGGACTGATATGCATACACTTGCTGAAATGTATTTGAAGAATGAAGGATTTAATTCTGATGTTCTTCCAATTTCACAAATGTTATTTGGAATTGCAAAACCTTATTTGAATAAGATAAATAATATTCACGCACTTGAAAATTCTTTGTATAGCAAAGTTTTAGGAATTGCGGGAACTGTTGATTGTATTGCAGAATACAATGATGAATTAGCAGTTATTGACTTTAAGACTTCTAAGAAACCAAAACCAAGAGACTGGATTGAACATTATTTCGTTCAATGTGCTGCCTATGCTTGCATGTTATATGAAATGACTGGTATAATGGTAAAGAAATTTGTAATCATAATGGCCTGTGAAAACGGAGAATGTGAAATCTATGAAGAATACGACAAAGGAAAGTACATCAAATTACTCACCGAATATATTAGAGAATTTGTTAGAGATAAACTTCAGCAATATGAATGATAAAATAAAGGAAGAAATAGACAGCAAATTTTTATGTCCTCAGAAATTTGCTCAAGAAATAGAAAGTCTTGTGAAAGAATGTAAGATGAATTACATTGATGCAATCGTCACATATTGTGAAGAGAATAGTATTGAAATTGATACTATATCAAAATTAGTTTCAAAACCATTGAAAGAGAAACTTAAAAATAATGCAACTGAATTAAATTTTTTAAAGAAAACTACTCGTGCCAAATTGCCTCTGTGACACCTTTTCAAGTTTATTGTAATTATTTGGCATTTAAAAATCATTTTACAAAAGAAAATTACGATTACTTTAAGTATTGTGGAAAGTCTAGAGCATCTCTAGATTCTTTTCATAAGAGAAAGGATAGGTATTTCTTTGAACGAACTTCTAGACAGAAGAATGATGAAGAAATCAAAGCATATTTTGTTGCAAATTTTGCTGAATGTAATGATACTCAATCTTTATGGATTGGTGAAATTATTGAAAATGGAGAAAAAGTTTATACAAATTGGTTAAAGAAATCTCAAAGTCTTTTTTACTTATTTAAAACAGAAGCAGAAGTCTTTATAAACAAAGATAGTTTTGTAGAATTATTTGAAATAAAAAATAACCAGCACCCAGAAATTCTCAAAAAGTATTTTCAAAAAGCAATCAGTCTGGAGACTATGGTAATACTTGATATGATATTGGGTTATGTGAAAAAGTTTGATAAGAAACTAACAGACCCAGTGTGGGAAACCGTCAGTTTAAGAATCAAAAAATATCAACCTTTCCTAAATATTGATGTAGCAAAGTATAAAGAAATACTCAAGGAGATTGTTTATGAGTAGATTTTTTGATTCAGAACAAGTCAGAGAATCTTTGTTTGAACTTGATGAACTACAACATAAACTCTTCAATGAATTATTAGAACTTCCTTTTTCTGATTCAGATAAAAAAAGGAAGAATCTTGAAACAATGAAACAATTTTTGGAAAAACAAAAAGTTTTTATTTTTAGAATGTCTTTATCTGATGACCCAGACGCAATAGAAATGAAGAACCGAATTCTTGATTCTGCTAAAATGTTTGGATTAGAACCAGGAGATAATATCAATACGTTCTTTATGAAGATGGAAGAGACAATTGAAAAACTTGAAAATACCCTTGACGACTGACCTTATACCTGCTATACTTAATACGAAGAATACTTCAAATACTACTAATACGGAGAATACGAATGTCTTTTGCTGATTTGAAAAAGCAATCTAAGATGGGTTCTTTGACCGAGAAACTCATCAAACAAGTTGAAAAACTCAACGACAGTGGTTCTAAAGATGATGACCGTTTTTGGAAACCTGTAATGGATAAGGGTGGTACTGGTTCTGCAGTAATCCGATTTCTTCCTGCTCCCGAAGGTTGCGAACTACCTTGGGCACAGGTTTGGTCTCATGCATTTCAAGGCACTGGTGGTTGGTTGATTGATAATTGTCTCACTACTTTGGGTCAAAACTGTCCTGTATGTGAGAAGAACCGTGTTCTCTGGAACTCTGGTTCTGATCGTGATAAGGAAGAAGCACGTAAGCAAAAACGCAAACTTTCTTATTTTGCAAACATCTATGTTGTAAAAGATCCTGCAAATCCTGCGAATGAAGGACAAGTGTTCCTTTATAAGTTTGGTAAGAAAATCTTTGATAAGATTATGGCTTCTATGCAACCTGAGTTTGATGATGAAGAACCAATCAATCCTTTTGATTTTTGGAAGGGTGCTAACTTCAAACTAAAGTTGGTGAAGAAGGATGGTTATTGGAACTATGATAAGTCAGAGTTTGCACCATCTTCTGCTCTTCTTGAAGATGATGATGAACTGGAAACAATTTACAAATCACTCAACAACTTGAATGATTTTCTTGCTCCAAGTGAGTTCAAATCTTATGAGGATTTGAAGAAACGTCTTGATTATACTCTTGGTCTCAAAGGAACTCCCAAGTATCAAGATCCCGAGACTCTTGATGAAGAGGAAGAGATTGAAGTTTCACCTGCAGTGAAGGAAACTACTTCAGTACGTTCTTCTGTTCCTGATGACGAAGATGAAGATGATGCTATGAGTTATTTTCAAAAACTCGCAGAGTCCTGATTTCAAAATCACTTTTTAAATCCATTTTACCCCCGAAAAAAATCGGGGGTATTTTTTTGTCTGTAGGGTTCATACCCCAGTAATTTTTGGATTATAACCACGCTTAGTATTTTGATCTATGTATTGTGAAGATTCATCATATTTCATAATATTTTTCATATCACTCATAAAGACTGATAAGAATTCTGGTTTTAAGATTTGAATTTTTCTTTTCTTTTCATTTTCTAAAACTTCATATTCATAATTACTTACTTCTTTAATTTTAGAAGATGAGATTTTGTTATTATTTGTATCAGTGATAGAAATTTCTTGAACGTCAGTTGATACTTTTATTTTTACACCATTTATAGGAGTTATATCTGACATATGGTTTTTATTTTATTTAGTTTTGTAGTTTATATTTAAATGTAGGAACAATTTCACCATTTATTTCCTCTCCGACAATTTCATATAAGTCTGGATTGAGAATTACATCATTATCAATGACTATATCATTTACTTGAATTTTAGTATTTTCATTTCTTCCTTTTACTGTTGTTTCGCCTCCCCAACTATTCGGCCAAGTGTCTAGTATATTCACAATACCAATATCAATTTTCTTTTGTCTTCCTTTAACTTCTAGTGTGGAAAAATCTTTTTTTATGTTGGTTATAATTGCTTTTGCTGTTTCTATATTCTCTTTATAAACTGGAATAAATTGATTTAGGTTGATTGTAATTCTATAATTAGTATTATTATTTGGAAATTCACTTGTATAATAACTATTAAATTGACCTTCTGGAGTATCAAAAGATATATTTTTTGCTGGATCAACTTGCAAACCACCAGGAACTACAACACGACCATATTCATCTTTAAATTCTACAGTCTCATAATGATGTACTTTTCCAAGTTCTTCTTCACTTCCATACTTATCAATAAGATACTTATAAAAACTATTATTATCTAATGGCCATTGTTGATTGATATTTGTGATATTATTGGTTGTTAAAATTACCCAATCAAGATCTGAATTATCATAAACTTTTGCAGCAACTTGGTCTGGTCTTTCATTATCAATGATTTGATAATATTCAAAAACATTTATAGCATTAGAAAGATCAGTTCTTAGTTTTGCTCTTTTGAATATATTTTTTGTTAAAACATAATCAGTATTAAATGACTGATTAGGAAAATTCGCAATATACTGGAAATTTGGAAGTTCTTTGAAATACGACATCTTAGTATCCTACATCGTCTGGATAAACTTTTTGATTATCATTTTCTAATCCACTGAATATTTTATCTTGATAATCACTTTCATATACAGGTTCAATTTCTTGAAAGTTTAAAGACATCTGTACGGACACTGGTTGTCCTTCGGCATAAGCAGCCCATTGACCGTCAGGAGCATAAACAACATTCATATTAACAAGAGCACATATCTTAAATT